ACCGGAGATGTTGGCAGTACAACGGGGTAATCCCGGAGGATCCGGCCCATTACACCGTCCAACCATCGCACGGTCAACCATCTACCAGCTCCGAAGAACTGGTTCGATGTGTCGACCCACGCGATGATCTCCGTGACGTCCTCCCGTGATGTAGGGAGCATCTGGCGAGCCTTGACAATACTAACGTCTTGGCCGTCAAAATACTCCTTACCACAAGACTCCCTGAACCTACCGGTCCAGAAAGACTTGTGTGAGTTAACCCTCATCCCGAAGGACTCGAGTGCCTCAACCACAGGACGCACTAAATCTACGGGAACGATAATATCGTCACCGAAGATGCGCACAGACCCCATCAGTGATAACACATCACTGCGGGTCAGCTGCCGGTTGAGCGCATTCTCGTATCCCACAAAAACGATGGTCAGAAAGACCATCGCCTCGACAGGAAAGGAGAGCGCTGAACCCATAGACGCGAACTTGGAGAGATTAAGAACATCATCTACTCCAGGTACACGAGCCTTCTGAGAGCGACACGCGCTAATCGCCTCCAAAAAGGAGGGATTAAAACGTAGAAGCTCTCGTACATGCTCGTAAGAGACGCGATCGCTTGCCTCGCTAAGATCTAGCGTCGCAAGGGTTCCAGTCTCGGAACCAATTCGAGCCAGCTCCTGATTAGGAGTCTGGTCCTCGAATCCGATAAAGGTGTTGAGGATGTCATCCCTCGCCACCTCTTCGTATATTACACGCTTAAGAGCCTGCTGCACATACATCATGTGCGTAGGCTCAGCGGCAATAATACGAGGCGTCTTTTGCGTCTTAGGAACTGAAATAACCCTTACGGGAGGTTCAGCTCCGGGTTCGAGAAAGTGCACGCCATCCAAGTCCTCCCAATAGGAGGCACTAGGAAGTAGGTAGTCTACAGAAGGGAAATACCCTTCCAGGCGTTCGGTCCAGGCCATCTGTGACCACTTCTGGTTGCCCAGTAAGCGATCAGCAGTGGAACCTGGACCGTGACCCGGCATGAGATTCTCAGGGGAACGTATAACACGCTCCATTCTGAGTAGAGCTCGGCCGAGCACGATGTTCGACACACGTGAGAACTGATCGCGTTGTTCCTGCGAAAAGTTCTCGTCGAATATCTGCACTTCCTTCTCACACTCGACATATCCCAACATCGCCGCACGTTCTCGGCGCTCGGAAGCGCCTCTGAACATCTTGCTGTACAACAGCGTAAGCTGCCGCACAGCACGAATTGCTTCGATATCAGGATCGTCGAGCAACCGACCACTGGTTGGTTCGAATACAAGCTCGAGGAAACCTCGCAGGAATGCGGGGAGACCAGACTTCCTTTTAAAACCTTGGAAGTCCTGTCGAGTAACGCAGCCACGGTCAAGACAAAGTTCTACGTCTTTACCGAACTGCGGGAGGGTAATCGTGAAGAACGATTCTCCCTCATATTCGAACCGCTTCGAGACTGTTTGTATGTCTCGAAGGGCGCTAGTGCAGCACCAACTGGCAGAATCTATAGCCAG